ATTTGCATTTCTTGTTTTGAATACTTGGCCACCACTGCCCACATTACTTGATGTTATTGTATCAGTTACTTGTATTTCTGTGCCACTGCTAGTAAGTGCAATACCTCCAGCTGATGTAATTGTTTTAAACTGTAGTTCTGTGCCGTTGAGTTGTTTGAATACTTGTTGTCCACTACCTAAATTAATCGCAGTTTGTATACTAAAGTTTATTGAATTAGGACCAATTACTTTCCAACTACCTGTGTCACCAAAGTAACCTTCAATAACATGTGTGTCAGTGTTATAGCGTATCTCACCTACTTCAGTATTAGGTCGCTGACTAGTAGACCCTGCTGGGATCTTAATAGCCGCAGTGCCTGGAAATCTTGTGTTTGGTTGTAGATCAATTTGAATATCACCGCCTGCACCGTCGCCATTTGTAACTTGTATTTGACCAGCGCCGCCAACAACACTTCTAGCTCTACTAACACCTGCATCTTTTACAACAAGTCCGTTTCCTGATTCTATATTTAGATTATTAAGAAAGTCAAACAGTGTACTTGTAGCTTGTTGGAAATCATTAATAGTTCCTGTGCTGAATTGATTTGTATCTTTTCTAGTGAATATAGTTAATATATCACTGCGTACTACAATATCATTTGTGGCAGCATTTACACTAAGCATTGCACTTTCACTGCCTACAACAAATAGCGTATTTCCGCTGTTGTTAAAATTATTGATTACAGTTGTATCACTTGCCCCTCCGCTACTAGCAATATTACTAGTATCAGTTACAAGTCCACCTGCGTTGTAGCCAGGACTATTAGGTACAGTAGGTGTTGATCCATCACTGTTTGTTGTTTCTCTTTGTGCAAAGTTACTGGTATATCCAATAATATTTCCACAGTAATCGTATACAGGTGTTTGATTGTCTACAGTAGGATTTGGATTATCATCACGCTGTATAATTTCAAGTAAACTATCTTCAAGTAACAAGTGGAATATATTTGGATACTCAACCACGTCTCCTTGTAAAATACGGTCACCGTTTGAATCATATTGATGTCCTGTACCTGTAGTACTTGTACCAGATCCTAAACTATACTGTACAGGATATGCTCCTAATCTATCGTACAAACTTTTTAGTTGGCTTACCAGTCTAGCATTACCACCAACACCACCTGTGTTTGCATTGTGTAATACACCAATTTGACTGTTGCATCCGCTATCCGGTGTTGCAAATTGACTACCGCCTTGTGCATAACTGCCGTTGATATTGTTTTCAAAGTTTATAAGATTAGTAATGCCACCTGTAACACTAGCAATGTCAGCTCTTAGACTGTCAATAACACTTTGTCCTAGATTTCCTGCATTGATGGCACCAATGTTATTTGCAATAGTGCCAAGTATTCCGCCATTAAACACACTTGCATTAAAGCCACTTGGGCCAATACATGCACACACATTCTCAGGAGCAATACCGCCGATTTGATCAATAATGTCTTTACCAGCACCAAGGAAACTACCCATAGCACGTTCTAGCATATTTGGAATCGCAATTGGATTTACAGGTGTTGCACAGAAGTTGATTAAATTTGCAACGTTTTGTGCTTCTGCTAGTACACCATTTAAACGTCCTAGTACATTGTCTAGTTTGGTGTGATCCATAAACTGTTCAACACCGCCCATTAGATCTGTTAGAGCATCGTGTAATTCACTTTGTAATCCTGGTATACCCAGAAGTGAATTAATATTAGCATGCATACACAATTGTACGTTTGGTAGTTTAAGTCCGTTGCCACTAAGCATACCGCAAAGAAGTTCTCTTAGTGTGAAACTGTATTCAGCACTAGCAACAACTTTGAGTGAATCTGTTCCACTACCAGTTGTACCACTGATATGATGTCGTGCATCTAAATATTCATTGAGGTCATTTAGACCATTTGGAAAATCTTTAAAACTCATCGTGGACCGCTCGCTGGATTATAGCCGCCTGCTCTAACATCAGGACTTGCACTGGTTGCATTCGGCGCACAATGAGCGCCTCCTGGTTCAGGACAGAGATTGTCAGAACTTGCACTATCACCATTTATTATTACGGGAATACTGTTTGCTCTAACATGTCCTACAGTTACACTTGCTTTTAGATTACCGCCACCATGTGTGTTTGGATCATTGTCCACACTAATAGGTCTACCGTTTACACGAACGTCTGTTACTCGTGTGATTGTAGTTGCGCCGCAACTTCTAGTATCGCCTTGTCTGTGTACAAATGATGCCATACAACTATTTATAGTTGCAGTGAACTAGCCGGTGCAATGCCTGTTGTACTTTGCATGTATGCATCTCCTAAACCTTTGTTTGGTCTGTTTGTAGCAATTACATGCGTTTTGTGAATCTGAACTGGATCACTACTCGCTGTGTCTATACTCATAAGCCACGGAATAAGCATAGCTTGTCCGTTTTGTGGGTTAAGTGTAATTACACAAGGTTTTACAACTTTGATAGCATCTGCATCGCTACTGTCAAAACGTGCAACTAACTCCTCGCCTGTGCTTAACTTGATACTAACTGTATCACCTTTTTTATAATTGGATATCACCAACATCTATAATTTCTCCTATGAGTTTTTTAACTTGATTTGGATCCATACGAACAAGTGCTTGCCCTCCGCCAGAAACTAAGAGTTTTCCGTTATGATATATTTGAGGCATAGTTCTATGCCCTTCATTGATCAAAAACTCTCTAGCTTCTGTATTGGTATCCACTCGTATTTCTTCGTATTGTATATTATTATTTTTCAAATAAGTTTTTGCCATGTCACAATAAGGACATAGGGGTTTACTGTAAAGTGTTATCAAAGTTTCATTCCTTGGAATGTGCTTCCGTTCACATCCTGTTTTGTGCCTCCAATAACATAACTACTGATTTCTGTTTCTTGTGGAGCTACTTGTACTTCTGCACCAGCAATCCATTTTTGTGTCCATGGTAAAGGATTACTTCCGCCTTTGTATGGGCTAGGTAGTCCTGCGGCTAACATACGTTTGTTAGCAGTCCACTCTACATATTCATGTAACAGTTGTGCATTTAGTCCAATCATTGAGCCATCTTTAAACAAATAGTCTGCCCATGCTTTTTCTTGGTCTACTGCATCTACAAATAGTTGTACCATTTCGTCCTGAGTTTCTTGTTGAATGCGAGCAAAGTCAGGATCGTCTTTGGGCATCAGTTTAAGTAACGTTTGGGTACTACCCAAGTGTACATTCTCATCTCTACAAATAAGTTTAATAATCTTAGCATTGCCTTCCATCTTTTTAAGTTCAGCAAATGCCCAGCTACATGCAAACGATACATAAAAGCGAACGCCTTCAAGAATGTTTACACTCATCATAGCTTTCCAGATTAGTTTTTTAAGTTCATATTTGTCTACTATAATTTTCTTACCATTAATTGTATGTGTACCTTCACCTAGTAGGTTGTACCACATACCCATTTCAATAAGATCATCATAGTGCTTACTAATGTCAGTTGCACAATCCATAATCTCCGCAATGTCCATCATTTCGTCAAACACGATACTCGGATTGCTATAGATGTTACGGATAATGTGTGTGTAACTGCGACTGTGGATAGTTTCATTAAACGTCCACGTTGTTACCCAGTTTTCAAGCTCAGGCAAACTTATTAATGGATTAAAACTATCAGCTGGCGCACGACCTTGTACACTGTCCAACAAGATTTGTCTTTTTAAATTACTTGTAAAGATATGTTTCTCGTGTTCAGTTAATTGTTTAAAGTCTGCACTATCTTTTAGTACATCAACTTCTTCTGGACGCCAAAAGAATCCTAGTTGTTTGTCTGTTAATTTATCAAACTGTTTATATTTTAATGCATCATAACGCTGGATGTCGACGCCGCCATTAGGGTCTAAAAACATCAAACTTTCGAGATGCTTGTTTCGTTGTTTTTCATTTAATACGCTCATATTATTTCCTTAAATTGTGCAGCTGTCGCAGGCTTCGTCTTCTATTTGATATTCGTCTTCGATCTCTATATTAGCAGGTTCGTTAAGTTTGTCAATATCTATTTCGCCTTGACCATCATATGTATTGAAATAGTATAATTGCTTACCGCCGTATTTGTAAAAGATCATTAAATGTCTAAGCATTTCGCTCATGCTAATCTTTTCATCTTCATAGAACACAGGATTATAACTTGTGTTTACACTAATACCTTGATCAATATACTTTTGTAGTATAGCCATAATAGTCATATAGCCTTCTGGACTACGTTGATCCCATAACAGCTCATACTTGTTTTTAAGATGATGGATGCCAGGCACAACTTGTTTTAGTATGCCGTGTTTACTTTGTTTAACACTTACTAAACTACGTGGCGGCTCAATACCGTTTGTAGCATTTGAAATCTGTGCTGATGTTTCAGCAGGCATAAGAGCCATTAGTGTACTGTTACGAATACCTGTAGCTTTGAGTTGTTCTCTTAGCTCTCTCCAAGGCATACGCTCTTTGTGTGGTACTAGTTCATCTACATCTGTTTTGTATGTTTGGTTAGGTGTAATACCATCACTGTACTTTGTTTCATTGTTCCACAAGCATGCACCTTGCTCTACTGCTAGGTCTGCACTTGCTTTAATTAGATAGTAACTCCAAGCCTCTGCAAATGTATCAATCATTTCTAAGTCTGGATCGCTGTATGTCATGCCATTCTTAGCCATCCAATACGCAAGGTTAATAATACCTACACCCAATGGACGTCTACCTGCTGTAGCACGTTCTGCCGCTTTGACTGGATAGTTTTGATAGCTGAGTAGTGCATCAAGCCCACGTAC